AGAATATCTTCTAGCAGTTATTAAAGGCGATCCTGCAGACCACGCCGCACTCGCCACAACACTCTTAAATGTTCCCGAAGTTGTATTATACCAAACTTGTCCTTCAGCATCGGCCGTTGGATCTGAACTGTAGTTCTTTACGTATTTACCAAAAATTTCTTTGTATGTTGTCATGTTATGATGTTGTTATTTTGTTTGCATAACTAGGAACAGTCCATTCTTCTGTTGCATTAGTTACATCAGGACCTGCAGGTGATCCTCCTGCTATCATACTTAATGGAGATGTTCCAAAATTACCTCTACCCGCTGTAAATCTAGCAGTTGATAAATTTCCTAAAGTAGACCAAGAAACTCCATCCCAAGCTTGTGTTTTATTAGAAGCACCAGCTCCTAATCCAGCAGAATAAATGGCAGCTGTTTGAGTTCCTCCACCAGTACCATATATTATTGCTGTATTTAAAGATGTTATAGTAGTCCAAGAAGAACCATTCCAAGACTCAACAGTAGCAACAGTGGGACTTCCTCCTCCAATTGATAAAGCTGCAGTTTGAGTTCCAGCTGAACCCATTCCAAATTTAGCAGCTGGTAAATTAGCTGGATTAGCTGACCAAGAAGTTCCATTATAAGTAAGTGTTGTTGCAAGAGTAGGGGGTTGAGCGGTACCACCAAATCCTAATGCAGCTGTTTGAGTTCCTGCTGCTCCTATAAATCTTGTAGCTGTAGGTAAACTTCCACTAGATGTCCAAGTTGATCCATCAAATTTTTCTGTAGCAGCGCTTAATACAGGACCAGCATCTCCACCAATTCCTATAGAAGCAGTTTGAGTTCCAGTTCCACCTAAATCTGCTCTTGTAGTATTCATATTTCCACTTGTTGTCCAAGCAGATCCGTCATATTTTAATGTTGCATTAGTTCTAATTTCAGTTGGAGAAAGTTGTGTAGAACCACCAAAGTAAAGTCCAGCCGTTTGCGTTCCTGTCCATCCACCTCCAGATCTTGCTGATGGTAAATTTGCACCTGATGCCCAAGCTCCAGCAAATAATCCTCTAAAACCTTTTAAAACTCCAATAGTATTATTATACCAAATCTGACCTTGTTCTGGATTTGTTGGATCTGATGATACTGACTGTATCGCCGTTCCTCTTATTTCTTTAAAGGTTGTCATTTCAAACCTCCGTTAATTATTCTGTAACAGCCAGCCTTGAGTGTTATCAACAAATACAAGTGTTAGTCCTGCTCTTTCTGTTGCCACCGTTAAATCTGAAGCATCACCTTGAATGGGTTTTCCATTTCTAGCAATTGTTAAATTATTAGTGTCAAATGTTCCAGCGTAATCGATGAATGATACAAAGTCTCCAATTGTTGGAGAAGATGGTAGAGTTGCTGTAATTGCTCCTGAAGTAGTATTTACAAAATATCCTTCTTTTGCAGTTACGTTAAAATTTCCTGTTTTAACTGCTTGCCATGCAGCGCCACCTGATACAGTTGCGAAAGATAAATTTCCTGAACCATCAGTTTGTAGAACTTGATTTGCTGTTCCTGTTGCAACGGGTAATGTTAATGTATAAGCAGTATCTCCTGTAATTGTAGTTGGAGCTTTTAATCCAACATAAGCTGAACCTGTATTGTCTCCTAATCTTAATGCACCTTCTGAATCAATTACAAAATTTGTTCCATCCCAAGTTAAATTAGCTGAACCACCAAATGATCCAGAACTATTAAATTGAATTTGTGTATTAGATCCACCTGGAACTCCAAGAGGAACATCTGTTACATTTGTTCCATCTGAATAAACTAATTTAAATCCTTTATCTGTTGTAGAAAAAGTAGGTCCTGATCCTGAAGCTGTTTTAAACTGAACTGTAAATGCACCACTTGTTCCGTTATATAATATGTAAGTTTTTTCAATACCATCTGGCATTGTAACTATTTGATTTCCTGTAATTGTACCTGAAAATTTTAAAACTGCGTTTCTTGCATTAGATATAGTTGCATCTGTCATTACAAGGGTTGTAGTTTGAGCTCCACCTGCAATAGATACATCTTGGTACCCTGCGATTGCTTGCTGTAATAAATTTAAGTTTGTATTTGTTTTAGTTCCCCAGGTACCGGCGTTTTCGCCTGTAACCATAAGTTCTAGTTTAAGATCTGTAGAATAACTTGATGCCATATTTATATCCTTATTATTTTTAAATTATTTATGCAGCAGTGTCAACCTCTGTCCAGTTTACCGTTTGACCTGTATTTACTTCAGTCCATATAGCGAAACTTATACTTCCTAAACTACTTGTTAGGTTTTGTCCAGTTAAACTAACAGTTACATTGGTAAATCCTGTCTCATCTCCAAGTACCGAAGTTAGGCTTTGACCTGTTACTTCTACAACGGATACTGGAGTAACACTGTTTAAAGCTAAGGTTAAAGATTGGCCTGTAACGTTAACAAAGGCATCTTCAAAGATTGCAACAGTAACACTGTTTAAAGCAGTTGTTAAATTTTGACCTGTTAATAAAACATTTACATCAATAGTAATTGCTTCATCACCTAATGCTGTAGTTAAATTTTGACCCGTTAAAGAAACGTTAGCATCTGCTAAAGTTGTAACTGAATTTAAAGCTGTTGTTAAATTTTGACCTGTTAAAGAAACATTTGCAGTTCCTAGTATATTTACATTATTTAAAGCTGTATCTAATATATCTTCAAATACTGGAATTTGAACGGAACCTCCTGCAGAAATTCCAATATTACTTTCAAGAACTTTAACTAATTGTTCACCTGTTACTAAAACAGTTATATTTTGAGTTGCTGTAACGGTTACACTATTTAAAGCTGTTGCTAAACTTTGACCTGTGACTTCAACTGGAATATTTTCACCCCATGCGCCCTGTCCCCAGGTGCCTCTACCCCAACCGTCAACAATGTCAGACATGACTTAGACTCCTATTAAGAGATTCTGATAATAGCCGCTGTAGATGTGAAAGCTGGAAATTGAATTGTGAATGTACCTGCTGTAGCTGTTTTATCTGTTACAAAGTTTAACACTGCAACTGCCGCATTTGAAAAAGAAGTATTATAAATTAATGCTCCTCTTGCAGTTATTGTTACACCTGTAAATGATAGATCAGCAAAATCTGTAAAAGCAACTGTTGATACAACTGATGTTCCAGAATTTACTAATGCTTTTCCTCCAGCAACATAAGTTCCTGATGCACCGACTTCTCCACTTGATGTGTATGAAGTTGTTGCAGCACCTAACGTAGCCGTAGATACATAAAGAGCTAATTTAAATTTATCTCCGCCTGAACCAGCAGTTGAAAAATCTTGATCACCATCTAATAGTTGTTTTTTAAAACTATTTGGTAACGCTTGTGTAATAGCCATACTTGTTTCTCCTATTGTGGTTTACGAACAATACGAGGTTCTCCATCGAGAAACTCATCAGTTCGTCTTCTTCCCATTTGTTCTAATGAGAATCCTTCGATAGCTTGTTTATACCTATTTTCATAGTATTGCAACATATCTGTTGGACCCTTCAAAAATCCATAAGCTTCAACTAAGCAAGCATACAATAAGCCATTGGGAAATTGCTGACTTAAATATGTACTTGTATTACTAGACGATAATCCAGTTGGTTTCAAGATATAATTTAATTGAATTGTGTAAGTTTGATCAGGAATAGGTGCAAATTGTATAGTATTTTCATTCCAGTTTGCATAATATTTTGGAACACCTGTTGTACCTGATGAATTATATTCATCTATAAAACTCATATCTCTAACATCTAAAAAAGATCTAACTCCTGCATTTATAACTTCAGCAGAACGAATGACTAAAAGATTAGCTGGTGTGTTTAAATATTTTTGACTTACTACAAAAGTAGAAGTGTCATATTTTCTATTATTATCAGAATCTACATCTCTTAATATTCTAAATTCTGCATTTTCAATAAATCCATTTATAATAGTATCACTAAGAACATTAGAACTAACTTCTGTATAATCTCTAATTTTTGTAACTAATTGTGCGTATGTCATATTAAGCCTGTAAAGTTACTGGACCTGCAGAACATTGTGCTCCACCACCAGCTATATTTCCTGTTGTCGCTGTACTTGTACTTAAAAAATAAAAGTAATTCAATGTATCACTTACAATACCTGATGAATCAATTTTACCAACTGTAATTGTAAAACCATTTGCATTTGAAATATCTGTAACATTATCAAACGATGGAACATCATCAAAAGAATCTTCCCTTGAAGGAATACCAATTGTATTAACTTCTGGTGGTCCTCTAAATCTTACAATGTTTCCA